GGCTAGTTTAACACTAAATATCTTAGCAAAGTAACTAATATGACCTATAAAAAGAAATTTTTAAACAAGAGTGGTGTTTCTAGTCCTATATCAGGGATGAATAGTAACGCTGGAGCCTGGAACGGAAGTCCCGGTCAAAATGGCAGTTCAACTGGAGGCTGGAACAACACTGAGTTTGGTTATAAGAATTACATGAGTAGATTACCGGAAGTTTATACCGGCCATCCAAATCGAGTAGAGCGTTATAACCAATATGAAATGATGGATGTGGATGCTGAAATAAATGCGTGTTTAGATATTATTTCTGAATTCAGTACAATGAAAAATGAGCACAATAAAACTCCTTTTCAGTTTGAATTTAAAGACGAACCAACTCCCCACGAAGTTGAACTGCTTAAAACTCAGCTACAACAATGGTGTAAACTCAACGAATTTGACACAAGAGTCTTTAAAATATTTAGAAATGTTATTAAGTACGGAGATCAAGTATTTGTGCGCGACCCAGAGAACTTTAAACTATATTGGATTGATATGGTTAAAGTTATCAAAGTTATCGTCAATGAGAGTGAAGGTAAAAAACCTGAGCAATATGTACTAAAAGATTTGAATATTAATTTACAAAATTTAACGGTTGCACAAAAAACAAATTCTGATTTTGCCGCAAATCCGGCAACTGGCCTAGGTGGTACAGGTGGCGGTGGTAGTGGTGCAGGTGGTGGATACACGGTGCCCAGTATGCCGTATAATACATCTGGGTCTAGGTTTACGCTAGGTCAAAGTGAAGCTGCAGTGGATGCCAAGCACATGGTACATTTAAGCTTGACTGAAGGATTGGATAGATTTTGGCCGTTTGGACAATCTATCTTGGAAAATATCTTTAAAGTTTACAAGCAAAAAGAATTGTTAGAAGATGCAGTGTTGATTTATCGTGTTCAACGCGCACCTGAACGTAGAATGTTTAAGATTGACGTTGGTAATATGCCAAGTCATATGGCTATGGCATTCGTAGAGCGCATAAAAAATGAAATACATCAACGCAGAATCCCATCAATCTACGGTGGGCAAAGTGTAGTAGATGCCACCTACAACCCGTTATCAATGAACGAAGATTACTTTTTCCCAGTCACTGCTGATGGTCGAGGGTCATCAGTTGAAGTGCTACCTGGCGGACAAAATCTAGGTGAGATAGATGACTTGCGATATTTTAATAATAGATTAGCTCGTGGATTACGTGTACCAAGTTCATATTTACCTACTGGTCCTGACGATTCTAACACTCCACTGAGTGATGGCAGAGTGGGAACGGCAATGATCCAAGAGTTTAGATTTAATCAATATTGTGAAAGATTACAAAATTACGTTGCGTTAAAGCTTGATGAAGAATTTAAGTTGTTTATGCGATGGAGAGGATTCAATATTGATTCTGGATTGTTTACGTTAAAGTTTAATCCTCCACAAAACTTTGCCGCGTATCGGCAAAGCGAGTTAGATAATGCTAGAGTTAGCACATTCGCATCGATGGAAGCATTCCCTTATATTTCAAAACGTTTTGCGTTAGAAAGATTCTTGGGGTTAACTGAAGAAGAAATCACTAAGAACGAACAGTTATGGCACGAAGAAAACGACAGCCACGAAGAGCAAACCCCTACTGGTTCTGACTTGCGTAATGTTGGCGTGAGTGTGGGAGGTATAGAATCAGATGAACAAACTGCTGATGATCTTGAAACTCCACCCGAAGAAGGTGAAGAGGTTGCACCTGAAGTTGCTGGCCCAGTATCGTCAGCCCCAGGTGCAGCGATACCAGGTGGTGCCGGCGGCAATCTAACTGCATAAATTGATAAATAATCAATAGGGATAGTAAAATGAAATTAATGGAAATGTTCGACCCGCCTGTTCCCGGCTACCAAGACGTTGATGCCGATCAGAGTAAACCTATTTGGAAACAATCTAGAAAAACCAAGCTTACACTAAAGCAATTGAGAAAATTGCGAAAGATGTTGGACGTTAGAAACTACGAAAAAAAGCAGCATCTTAAAAAAGTTCATACGCAATACGGAGCCAAAGCAGAATCTCCCTCAATTTAAGTTGTCTTAAACTGGTAAAACGCTAAAAAAGCATAGTTATTACGCTGTTTGTCGTGATATGCGCTAAATAATTCTACAAAGCCATTACCAGGAGAAACAAACAATGGACAACAAAAAATTTGAAAAACTTATTGACCTAATTATCAATGAGGACGAAGAACAAGCGCGTGAATTATTCCATGACATCGTTGTAGAAAAATCCCGAGAAATCTATGAGTCCATAATGGACGAAGAGATGGGAATGGAAGATGATGTTGAAGAAGGCATGGGCGGCCAAGTAGGTGATCTGATGGATGAAATCAGCAGCGAAGAAGCCGGCGGCATGGCTGAAGATGAAGATGGCATGGATGGCATGGATGACCTTGAAGGTGATGATGTTGTCGATATTGAATCTGACGATGCTGCAAGCGAAGGCGGAGAAGTTGAAGATTCTGTTATTCGTATTGAAGACAAGCTAGACCAATTGATGGCTGAATTTGAGCAGATCATGGGTGGTGGCGGTGATGACGACATGGGTGACGAAGAAGACATGGGCGGTGATGACGACATGGGTGACGAAGAAGACATGGGCGGTGATGACGACATGGGCGACGAAGAAGACATGGGCGAAGAAATGATGGAAGCAGTTCAGCTACAAAATGTCAAGGGTCTATACGGTTCTAAAATTGGCGGCGACAATGGCGCTCAAACAAAGAGCCCAGGCTTACAAAACAGTGGACAAGCTGGAATGGACAGCAAACCTGTCACATTCTCTGGTCAAAATGAACCAGTTCCAACAAGCCCAAAGAACCCAAGTAACTATGGTACTAAGGGTGAGACGCAAGTTAAAGGTGCTGGACAGTTTAAGAATGCACCGGGCGGTAACGCTGGCAAGACATCATTCAAAGACAAAGCACCGCGTGATTGGGGCAAAAAAGATAGCTCGACAGGCAAAGAAGTTGGTGCAGGCGGTAGCGTAGCACAAAACGACAAGAGCCCGATTGCTGAAGCCCGCAAGACTGTTAAACGTATTGTTAGATAAAAGGAAACCTGAGAGCAATGGCTTTGTATCTTAGAGGTAAAGATCACTTGCGTAATGTAACGCAAGTGTATCTGTACAGTAGGACTCGTACATCCATAGAGCGATGTACGAGTCCTTGTACGCTTACTAGATACAAAACTACAAATAGTTGGTCATTTCGTTCGACGGAGATTCTATAATGGCATTATACTTAAAAGAGCACTTGACATTTGACCGCGCTGGAATGGTGGTTGAATCAGTAAGTGAAGGGGATAAAAAGAACCTGTATATGAAGGGGATTTTTATTCAGGGCGGAGTTACGAACGCAAATGACCGTGTGTATCCTATTTCTGAAATAGAATCTGCGGTAAATACGTTGAATGAACAAATTACAACTGGTTATTCAGTATTAGGTGAAGTAGATCATCCAGACGATTTAAAAATTAATTTAGATCGGGTATCACATATGATTACTAGTATGTGGATGGATGGCGCTAATGGGTTTGGAAAACTAAAAATCTTACCAACTCCAATGGGTCAGCTAGTAACTACCATGTTAGAGAGTGGTGTTAAACTTGGTGTATCAAGTCGTGGTAGTGGTAATGTTAATGATATGGATGGCAGAGTTAGTGATTTTGAAATAGTAACAGTTGATATCGTAGCGCAACCATCTGCTCCAAATGCTTATCCAAAAGCTATTTACGAAGGTATGTTGAATATGAAGCACGGCCATAAGATTTTATCAAATCTTAAAGGTGCAGATGCTAGTAAAGATGCTAAAGTTCAAAGATATGTGAAAGAAGAGATAATTCGTTTAATCAAGGATATGAAAATAAAATGATTAAGCGGATACAAATACACGGAGTAGATAGGTCTACTTCTGTAATACTTGGTGAACCAGAGTTAAATGGTTCAAAACAAGGGGGAAATAATGAATTTAGAAATCATTAAACCGTTGCTTGAAAGCGGCCTCATCAGCGAAGAAACTAGTGCTTCTATTACTGAAGCCTGGCAGTCTAAGCTAGTTGAAGCACGTGAGCAAGTTCGTGCAGAACTCCGCGAAGAGTTTGCGCATCGGTATGAGCATGACCGTACTGTGATGGTTGAAGCCTTGGATAATATGGTAACTGATAGTTTGACTGGTGAAATCTCAGAATTTCATACAGAAAGACAATCAATGCACGAAGACCGTGTACAAGCAAAACTAAAGCTACGTGAAAATGCGTCAAAGTTTAATGAATTTATGGTTACTAAACTAGCCGAAGAAATCAAAGAACTACGCAGTGATCGTAAGATTGCAAAAGAAAGTCAACACTCACTAGAACAATTTGTTGTTCAAGCTCTTTCCAGAGAAATTAAAGAATTCTCACAGGACAAGAGAGCAGTTGTTGAGGCTAAAGTTAAACTTGTAGCTGAAGGTCGCAAACAACTTGAAAAACTAAAAGCTAAATTTGTAGCTGAAAGTGCGTCAAGAATGAATGCTGCTGTTACTAGACATCTAAAGGGTGAATTAAGTCAGCTTAAAGAAGATATACAAAGCGCCAGAGAAAATAACTTTGGACGTAAATTGTTTGAAGCATTTGCTAGTGAATTCTCTGTCACTCATTTAAATGAGAAAGCAGAAACTCGCAATCTAATGCATAAGTTACAAGAAAAAGATCAACAACTATCTGAGTCTGTCCGTAAAATGGAACAAGCTAAGAAATTGATCGAAACCAAAGAACGTGAAGTTCGAATTATTAAAGAATCTAATCTCCGTGAAAAAACAATGGGTGAATTAATTAGCACATTGAACGAAGAAAAGGCTTCAGTAATGAAGAGCTTGCTAGAAAGCGTGCAGACACCTAAGTTGCAGGCCGCTTTCGATAAGTATCTACCAGCAGTTCTAAATCAAGGTACTGATAAGAAATCTGTTAAACAGGCTATTTCTGAATCAAGAATGATTAGTGAAGTTACTGGTGATAAATCTGCCAAAAAAGAATTTGAAGTCGAAGCACGTGATAATGTCATTGACATCAAACGTCTGGCAGGGCTTTAATCAAAGACATATATTAGGAGAAAACACAAATGTCAAAAGTACTCTTAGAAAGCCGTTGGGATGAGACCAAAGAGGCCCTGTTAGAAGGATTAAAAGGCAATCGCCGCTCAACAATGGGTGTTCTTTTAGAGAATACCAAAAAGCAACTACTTGCTGAATCTACTGCCGGTACAACAACTGCAGGTAATATCGCTACTTTAAATCGCGTTATTCTTCCAGTTATCCGTCGTGTAATGCCAACCGTTATCGCTAACGAATTGGTAGGCGTTCAGCCAATGACTGGACCAGTTGGTCAGATTCACACTCTACGTGTTCGCTATGCTCAGTCGTTAACCGACAATTCAGCAGCGCAAACTAGCGTTACAGCAGGTGAAGAAGCTTTGAGCCCGTTCAAAATCGCTCAGGCATATTCACGTGTTAAGAGTGATGCAACTACAACTGACTATTACACTGGTAATGACACTGCTGCCCTTGAAGGCAACGGTGGTAAACAAATCAGCGTTCAGATTCTACGTCAGGCCGTTGAAGCCAAGTCACGTAAGTTGCAAGCTCGTTGGACATTCGAAGCTGCTCAAGATGCTCAATCGCAACACGGGATTGACGTTGAGGCAGAAATCATGGCTGCTTTAGCGCAAGAAATTACCGCTGAAATCGACCAAGAAATTCTATTGTCGCTACGCACTCTAGCATCGATTGAATACACTTACAACCAAGCTACAGTTTCAGGTACTGCTACATACGTTGGTGACGAACACGCTGCTCTAGCTGTTCTTATCAATCGTGTTGCTAACTTGATTGCTCAACGCACTCGTCGTGGCGCTGGTAACTGGGCTGTTGTATCTAGTGCTGCATTGACTGTTCTTCAGTCTGCTACTACTAGCGCATTCGCTCGCACTACAGAAGGCACCTTCGAAGCACCTACAAACACCAAGTTTGTTGGTACATTGAATGGCGCTATGCGCGTGTTCGTTGACTCATATGCTCCTGACAATACTCCAGTATTGGTTGGATACAAAGGCTCTTCAGAAACAGATGCAGCGGCATTCTATTGCCCTTACATTCCGTTGATGAGTAGTGGTGTTGTTCTTGATCCGTCAACATTCGAACCAGTCGTTTCGTTTATGACGCGGTACGGGTACATAGAGCTTACTAATACTGCATCCTCATTCGGCAATGCCGCGGATTACGTTGGCGAGATAAACGTGCAAAATCTTACTTTTCAGTGAAATCAAGCACTTACGAGTGCTATTGAAAGTAAAATCACAGCAAAGGGAACTTCGGTTCCCTTTTTTACGGCTCCCATTCCGCTAGCTATTTTCTTTATATACTGCTATATTGAGTTAACAAACATACTAAATATTAGCATGAACAAATATGAAAAATGGCACAAACAAATTACAGAGCGCGGCCAGAGCCGTATCTATGATCCTAAAAACGAAAACCATCATATTCTTCCGAAAAGTTTAGGCGGCACGAATAAGAAAGAAAATCTTACTAACATAACACCTAGGGAACACTTTATATGTCATTGGTTATTAACAAAGATATACAAAGACGGCGAAGCGCATTGGAAAATGCTAAATGCTATTCGTATAATGCGGGCTGAAAATAAGAATCAACAGCGACACACTACTAAAATTACTTCCAGAGTGTATGCCAGACTCAAAGAGGAATATGCTTTACTTAGTAGTGAGAAACGTAAGGGTAAAGGAAACGGGATGTTTGGTAAGAAACAAACAGACAACGCTAAGCGAAAAATAAGCGAGGCAAATTCTGGTAGAATTCAACCCGATCATGAAAAACAAAAACAAATTGAGGCTATTACAGGAAGAAAACGAAACCCTTTCTCTACTCAATGGAAAGAAAAAATGTCATCATCCAAACAAGGGGAAAAGAATAATATGTTTGGAAAAAATCACACTGATGAAACTAAACAGAAACAGCGTGAGAAAGCAACAGGAAGAAAACAATCACCTGAAACTGTTGCTAAAAAAGCAGAAGCTATCAGAGGACTAAAGCGTGAAAAGAAACTATGCCCACATTGTAATAACGAAGTAGCAGTCAATGGTTATACAAGATGGCATGGAGACAATTGTAAGCAAAAAGCATAAATACAATATCTCAATGGGATGGGAAGTTTACATCAAGGGCTCTGTATATACAGAGCCTTTTTTGTTTTTTAATAAATATATAATGGAAACTACACAATTACCACCACCAAAGAAAATTACAAAAAAGCGCCAAGCAAAATTACTTGCCCACGCTAATAGAGATGCACTCCACACTGTAAAACGAAGTGGCAAGTGGCCGGGAGTTAAGAAGAAACATTTAAAACTCAACTCAACTTGTGCTGCGTGTGGTACTACAAATGATTTAGAAGTTCATCATAAAAAACCCTATCACTTGCATCCAGAGTTAGAACTTGATCTTACCAACTTGATCACATTGTGTATGGAAAACTTATGTCACATAGATATCGGTCACGGTGATAGCTTTAAGGCATACAACCCCAATGTAGCAGAAGATGCCAACACAGTGCTTGCTAATAAAGATCAGCTTAAACGTATCTTAGCCGAAGTATCAGTAAAAGCAAAACAGCAACGATTGTTTGAATAACAGTTAAATTAAAATATCAGCATCCACTGTAATGTCCATTATAGAAGAGGAACTTTCTTTTAACTTTTTCTGATAGATTCTATTACAGTTAGCGCATAGTGTTTTTATGTTAACAGTGAGTTTGTTCTTGGTATTGCCGTCAAGATAGATTCTATCAAGTTGGCATTTGTCTTGTGGAATAAAATTACATTGCTCGCACGTATTTTTTTTATCCAACAAGTAACCAAACTTTTTATCGTAAGCCGCTTTAGCGCAAGAGGCACAATATTTGTGCCATTTTTTAAATCCATTCTTACTTGTACCGTTTGGTTTGACAGGG